CTCGCCAGGGCGAAGCGGCTGTCGCCGCAGATCCCGCGGCGCTATGTGCTACGGACGCGCGCCGGCCAGGGCTACAGCGTCGAGGGGTTCTCGGCGATCTGGCAGCGGCTCATGGCCAAGCATGTTGCCGCCGGCGGCGAGCGCTTCACGTTCCACGACCTGCGGCGGAAGAGTGCCAGCGACAGCGACAGCGTGAAGGACGCCCAGGAGCGGCTCGGGCATGCCGACGAGGCGACGACGCGGCGGTTCTACATCACCAAGCCGGTGTCGGTGAGGCCGTTGAGGTAATCAGTGGGTCGCAGACGAGTGCACGATTTGGGTCTGCCGGTGCGAATATACAAACGTCGCGGCAGCTACTACTACGCCATCCCAAAATCGGAAAAGTGGGTCAACCTAGGGAAGGATATCGAAAAGGTATTCCAGCTTCTTCCAGCGCTCGCTGACGGCGCAGGGCATTTCGATGAGCGTCACCTGGGAGTATTGCTTTCCAGCGCTCGCAAGAATGCGCGGATGCGCGACATTCCCTTCCAACTCACCAAGGCCGACGTCACGGCCTTGTGGATTAGATCGGGTGGTCGGTGCGAGCTGACGAACATCAAGTTCGACACCTTGAACCTCGCGGGACACCGGCGCCGGCCGTTCGTAGCGAGTATCGATAGGATCGACTCGAGCGTCGGATACGGTCCAGACAACTGCCGCCTGGTTGTGGTGGCAATCAACCTAGCGATGAACGAATGGGGCGAGCAGGTCTTTGCAGCGATTGCGTCGCGATATCTTCGGCGTCGAAAATATCGGACGCTAGTCGACAATATCGGACGCCAGCAATGCGGAAGTGGCGCGCCCGGAGAGATTCGAACTCCCGACCTTCTGGTTCGTAGCCAGACCCGCTCTCTGGCCTAACCGTCTGACGAATCAGGCTGATTCGGCGGTTTGAGTGTCCAGTAATTTTCGCCGATTCGCATCGGGAAGTGCTTGTTTTACAGAGGTAGGCCTCAGAATACTGGACGCCTAGCCGCCCGCCTTCCTCGCATCGATCAGCGCCTGCAGCCGCGCTCGCGCGAGGTCATCGGCGGCGACGATCACCGCCCACTCCTCGTCGGTGAGCTCGGTGCGCCCCTCGGTGTTCAGCTTGGCGATCAGGACCGAGATCTCCTGCGTGCGGGCCAGCAAGGCGAGCAGCAGTTCCAGGGCGGCGGTAACGCTCATTTGACACCTCGGGCGTTCAGGTAGGCGATCAGCTGCTGCAGCACGTTCGTGGCGAGCGCCAAACGGCCCTCGGCCGTCGTGACGTCCCCGGCACCGGCGGCGAGCCGGGCGGAGTCGAGCAGCGTGCGGGACTGGTCGGCGAGCGCCAGCACGGCCTCGGCGTCCTCGACCGTCAGGCTGCCCGCCTCGAGCGCGTTGCTGGCGGCATCGAGCACCGCCGTGTGCGAGCTGTAGGCATAGGCGAGGTTCTGGTCGAAGGACCGGGCGGGCTGGATGCCGATCGACGCGCAGCCCGTGAGCAGCACCAGGACCAGGACTGCGGCGAATTTATTCAGTGTCAACACGACGGCCTCCTGTGAAGAAGTAGCCGACGATGGCCGAGACCAGGGCGCCGAGGGCGGCCTGCACCTCGCCCGGCATCGGGACGCTGGCGAACTGGCTGAGCAGCCACGCGACGAGCGTGGCGACGGGGATGCCGATGCCCACCGATGCGACGGTGGACGTGGACGGGGTCTTCGGTTCGGTCATGGGGGCCTCCTAGGCGTTCAGCGCCTGCGAATCGGTCGGGATCGCGCTGCCGAGCGCGTCCGAGTAGAGCGAGTCCCAGGTGGAGCGGTGAGGCTTACCCGGGCGCCAGTTGCGGATGTAGTACTCCCAGCTCGTCACGATCTGACCAGGCTCAGGGAGCGGCTTCGGATCGCTGTACAGCAGCAGCCGCGCGAAGGCGCAGCCGAGCAGGTCATCAGTGAGCATCGCCGCGTACACGGCGTCCGGCGTCGCCTCGATGCCGCGCAGCACGCAGACCGCGTGGGCATGCCTGGCCGTGGACGGGTGGCGCAGCACGCCAGCGATCCCGCCGCCCTTCTCAAATTGCCAGTAGGATCGCGCGGGGCCGCCCATCTGCTGGCGGTACTTGAAGCGCGATTCCTGCAGCCCGATCGCAACCAGCAGCACGGTGGCCTCGAGGCTCGCGAACTTGCCGGGCAGGACCTCGGCGTAGGTGCGGGCGATGATCATATCGGCGGCGGCGCTCATGGCGGCTACAAAATGCCAATTTGATCAAGCAGCGCCACACCCATGGAATTCACAATGACGGCCGTCGCTGTAGATCCATTGCCGGCTTGGGCCTTCGGATAGAGCAGGGTGTCGTTGGCGGGAAGATTGGTCGTAACTTCAGTTGAGTAGGCATTTCCGGACTCGAGATCGTGCAAGACGATCTTGGCGTTACCGTTTCTTGCGAGCTGGATATAGAGATCGAAAACACCACCGGACAACGAGCTCGCGCTGATTCCAAGATCGACCTTGGTTGCGGTGCCGGAGCCGTCGTTGTGCATGAAAAACAAATTGGTGTCTGCTTCGTCTTTTCCGACTCCGATCAGATTGGCGGACGCAGAGGGATCTGCGCCAGAACCAAAGTTAATCAGGGAGTTGATGCTATTGAGGCCATAAAAATGCTTGGCAGTCGCCAGCGTCGTCGTGTACGACACGCGCATTCTCAGCAGGCAACCGCCGACGCTCGGGTTCGTGGTGTAGTTGCGATAAACACCCAGATTTGCCGTAGCCGACCAGCGGAAACCCGCTGTATTATTGGCGGCCGCGTTGCTCGTCAGCTTGATGCTCGGCTGGAATTCCAGGAGCGTCGCCCCGGTCATGTTGCCAGCCTGGGTTGCGAACGTGCCCAGCGTCGTCGGGCCCGAATACCCAAAGAGATCATAATTACCGTCTGGCCGAATGGTGCAGAGCTTCAGTGCGCCACTAAATAAGGACAGGCCGAACGGTTCGTTGAGCGGGGTCAGGAACATTGGGATACCAATATTCCCGATTTGATAGCTGAAGATCTCGACCAAGCCGGCCGCCGGATTGGTCGGCACGGCCTGATCTGTCAGCAATGATCCACTACCGACACCGCTACCTGTTTCCAGAACATCCCAGCCGATTGGCGAACCGGCGCCATACAAATGCAGCGAATTGACATCAATGACGAACGCCACCCAGCCGAGCATCGGCTGAAAATAGACCCATTCCGTTCCGATGTAAGCGGCCACATTGTCTTCTCGCCCGACCCAGACCCCACTGGGCGCCGTGCCCACGATGTAACGATCGCCGTCCACCGGCGAACCTGGCGGCGTGTTGGTTATTGACGCCACCGACAGCTGCACGACCGCATCCAATCGTCGCAATGCTGAATTCAGCGTCAGGTGCGGTTGCGACTGGCTCGCGACCAGCTCAGGCAAGGATAGATTCGGTGTCGTCATAGGGTCGCCTCAGTGGGATAGCCGCGACCGACCGCGGCTGACATCTGGTAAATGCGCACGGTGATGCCGGCCGGCGTCGGGCTGCCGAAGTCCGCCGCCTGCTGCGCCTCGGTGTAGGTCACCGATTGCGTACTACTGGTCAGTGTTCGCAGCGCGTCGCCCGGGCTGCCGGCATCGATGATGTCGATCTCGTATGACTCGGTTTCCTCGGACAGCGGGATATCGACGCCGCTACCAGCGAGCTCAGAGCCGATGCGACCGCGGCGGACCCAGTTGATGATTAGATCGCCGCCACTGCGCTCGCCAGTGACATCGGTCACGGAGAACGGCTCGAGCGCCACGCCTCGTCCGGTGAAATCGACTGCCGTCGCAGCGTCGATCGAAGTGCCCGACAAAACAGCCTTGTGCGGGCGCTCTGTGCCAATCGCGGCAAGATTCATTGCGACGCGAATCAACGCCGAGTCGAGCAGCACGAATCGGTCGTCGTCCTGGCTGCTGCCGACCGCCCATTCGGTGCCACGGCGTCCGCGCAGCAGGCCGGTCAGGCGCCACAGCGCCGGACTGCCAACGAGTTCAGCATCGCGAAACTGAATGATCTCCCAGCGGCCGTCGGCGCCGATCGCCGCGGCGTTCAGTCCGGCAAGCAAAGACATCGACGATATGGATTCGAGCTCGCCGGAATCCATATCGACCAGCAGCTCGTTACCCTCGTCGATAATCGTCGTCGGGCCGCTCGCGAGCGCGGCGGCCAAACGGCCAACCGACGCCTCTTCGGCCGTGGCGGCGACCTCCTCGTAGTTGGCGCCGCCATCCGACGAGCGGAACAGGGCCGCCCCAGCCCAGCTGGTGCCGCCGATCGAGCGGATCGCCGCGTAGTAGCCGGCGTCGTTGTCGGCGTCACGAAGCAGCGGCAAGTCGAGCAGCACGAGCTCGGCGGTGCCTGGGAGGCTGATGCTGGCGCCGCCGGTGCCTGCATAGGCGGCCGGTGCGCCGATCGCGTAGGACTGATAGACGCCATCGTCGTCACGTACCAGTTCGAGGCGCAGCAGGCCGGGCAGTGCGTGGTCGATGTTCGTGATCCGCGCCCGCTCCTGGCGGCCGTCGAGGGGTATCGTTCCGGCGTCAGCCGGCTCGAGGTGAAGCCACGACTGATCGACGATCGCACGGATCCGGTTGCGTGATACCCAAAGGTCATAGAGAACGACGTCAGCGATCCGGGCCCCTTTGGTGTCGCTCATCGCCACAGCGACTTCCATGTCGCGAACTTCGACATTTCCGGCGGCGAGCCGCGAGGCGGACTGCTCTCCGGGTTCGTAATTCTGCGCGGTCTGGGCATAGTGCACGCGCAGCCGGCGCGGTAGTTCGACCTCTTGCTGACGATCGCTCTCGGCCGATGAAGGGCGACTGTCCCCGGCGATGTGCGCGGCAAGGTCGTCCGCCGAAAGATCGAAGACCCCAGCCTTGCCGCGGGTCGGCCACTTGAGTACGCCGTTCGATTCGACACAGTCGAACCAGCCATAGGAGCGCAGCGGGCCAATTGCATCCCTGGCGGCCATGACGCGCGACACAACGTAGCCGTCAACGCATTCCGTCAGGTCTGTGACGTCGACTTGATCCTCGGCAAGTCCGCTGCGCTCGCAGAGATCGCGCACGATCTGGCCGAGCGTCACGCAGGAGGTCGTCTCGGGCGCGTAGCTGTACTGCAGCAAGACCAATCCGTCTGCGCCGGCCGCACCATCACCGCTGACAGAAGCCGGTGGGCCGAAGCTCAGCGCGGCGCCGCCACCGCCACCACCGCCGCCGTAACGGCCACCAATGCCACCGCTCTTTCCGGACGCACCCGGCTCTTGTGGCGAAAGGTATCCGCCCACGCCACCACCGCCGCCGCCAGGTCCGGCGACGTATTGATCGGCGTCGATGCCGCTGGCGCCAGCTGTCACACCAAAATTATCATCGATGTCGCTGTTTCCGCCGGCGCCGCCTGCATAAAATCCGTCGGGCGAGTCCGCTCCGTCGCCGCCATCTACACCACCGGGAGATTGAAAAAATCGGCGAGTCCCACCGCCGGCACCGCCACCCGGGCCGAGGCCATTGTTACCGTTCGGTTTGTCGCCTGTGCCGAACCCCTGATCGGCATTGCTCAGCCAAAATGCACCATAGCCGCCGGTCGATGTTGCGCCGCTGCCGCCATTGTTGTCGTTAACTTGTATGTAGTCGCCATTCTGGCCTCGATAGCCTTCACCGCCGCCGCCGGCCGTCACATACACGCCGAAACTGCTCGCGGAGCCCGGCAACCCGTCAGATCCATCTGAATCATAGGCTGAGGAGGCACCAGGCCCACCGTTACCGCCTGACCCAACAATCACGGACTCGGTCGCACCGAGGCTCGCGGCCGCGAACGTCTGCACGGAAATACCGCCGCCACCGCCGCCCTGGCCGCCGCTGACAAACGAATTGGCCGCATTGCCAACTGCGCCGCCGCCACCGCCGCCACCGCCGCCGATGCAGGTCACCGTGACCGATACGACGCCGGGTGGCTTGGTCCACTCGAAGACGCCCGGCTCTGTGAATGCCTCTAGTTCGAGCCGGCCAGTGACGGATGTCTCGAAGCGGAAATTCGGGACGCGGTTGCCGTAGCTCTCGAGCTGGAAGCTGCTGAACACCACGTAGACCAGGTCGCGGAACGCCGAGACGTTGCCGACGCCCTCGAAACTCTCGATTGTCGGGTCCGGCAGCTGGTCGGCGGTGCCGAGATAGATCTCGGTATTAGCGAGCAGCTCGGTGCTGGCCAGAATGCGCGCGGCGTAGTCCGCGTCACTCTCGCCGGTGAGTTGCTCGCGCACGTCGTAAATCAGCTCAGCGTCAGCCCAGATCCGGCTGATGCCGGAGATGGGCCCCTCGCAAACCCCGACCGCGCAGTTGACCGAATAGCTGAAGGTCTTGGTGGTCTGTGTCGGCCCACCCTTGCCGCCCTGCTTCTTCTTCGAGACCTTCTCGATGATCCCGCTCGACCAGATCACGTTGCCGGCGATCGCGTAGGTGCCGTAGACGATCGGGATCGGTGCCCCGACCGCCGAGGACTGCACGTTCAGGTCGTTGAGTCGCGGGCCGCTGACGGTGCCGAGGTCGGTCGGGAAGAGCGCCGAGCCCGCCATGTTGCCGAGCGTCGCGCCGATCGCCCAGCCGACGCCGGGCAGCACGAAGCCGAGCGCTGCTCCGCCGATCGTCAGTGCGGCCTGGCCGAAATTCGACACGTCAGTACTCCACGCCCGGCAGCGCCCATGCGCTGTGCGTCATGCGGATCCAGCGCCCGCGGTAACCGTGCTCGACGACCCGCCCGACCGACTCATAGGCGTGGATCAACGTCTCGCCGGTGCAGATGGCGACGTGCGCGGCGATCTTGGTCCAGGCGATCACGACGAGCGCACCCGGCACGGCCTTCGGGATCGGCCGGCAGTGCTCGCGCAGCCGCTCGACGAGCTCGCCGGTCGGCAGGCGGCCGTAATTCGCGATGTCGAGCCGTTGATCGAACAGCCCGAGCGACTGGCCGACCACGATCGGCAGGCCGACGCAGTCGATGCCGCTGTAGTCCCGGCCCTGGTGGCGAAACGGCACGCCGACCCAGCCGCGGGCCTCGTCGATGACGATCTCCGGGCTCATGGTTCCTCGAATTCGACGTCACGCGGCCAGTTGAGGAAGCGCGACGGCCGCGGCTTCTTCTCGGCCGTCTGGCCACCGAACGCCGCGAGCTCGCCCATGCCCGGCACCCAGGCGCCGTGACCGCGGAAGTTCACGAGGTTCGCAAAACGGCCCTTGCACATCGCCGCGGACTTGTCACAGCCAGGACGGATCGAGAACGTGTCGCCGACCTCGATGTCGTAGGGCATCGGCAGGTAGAGCAGGATGTCGCCGGGGCTGCCGATCGCGTCCTGCTTCACCTCCATGCTGAAGGTATCGTTGGCGCCCGACGTCCAGGTGACCAGGCCGCCGTTGAAGTATCCCGCCTCGCCGAGCGCCGGAGAGCCATAGGCCACGCTCGCCGAAAACTGGCGATTGCTGCCAACGGCCGTGACGGTGCCGGTGATCGTGAGCGCGTCGATGTCGATGCCGCAGCGCGTGTCGCCGAGCTCCGCATCGCAGCTCGAGCCATAGGTCCGGACAATGTTCTGCGTCAGGCGCTGGGCGAGGCCGCGCAGCTCGGTCCGATACTGGCCCTCGGCCGTGCGGCGGATCTCGCCGATGTTGCCGGTCCTGAGCACGATCTGCCCGTCGTCGGGCGCCTGCCAGTTCACCATGAACAGCACGACGGAGGCGTCGTCAAAGAGCCCGGCCTCGATGTCCGCGGCCGACAGGTCGACCAGGCTCAGGTCGCCCTGATTGATCGCGCCAGTGACCTCCATGTTGTCGACGCTCATGTCTGAGGTCGAGCGCACATCAGAGCCGGTGATGCCGGCGTGAGCGAGGTAGGTGCCGGCGTAGGGGTTCGGCGGCGAGCCACCGGTAACAATCGTCAGGTCCTGGTCGTGCTCGGTGCCGAGGATCAGCACGCCGTCGCGGCGGGTGATGCGCCAGCAGACGGCGAGCGTGGTGACGTCGCCCTGCAGATGAGTCTGCAATGCGACGGGAAGGGTTCTCACGCCACGCGATCCTTCATCAGGTGCTGCTCGGTCCACCACAGATCCGAGTGCTCGGCCCGTTCGTAGCCCGGCATGAACGGCATGCCGAGCGTGTAGTGCGCGAGCTGAACGCCCGCCGGCTTCGGCTGCACGCCGACCAGCCAGTTCCAGGTGTTCGGCAGCTCGCCGACTTCGGCGTCCGTGAGCCAGCAGAACTGGTGCAGGTCGCGGCCCGGCACGGAGTTCAGCATCTTGAGCGTCAAGCCCTGGTTCGACGGGTGGTCGCAGTTGAACAGCATCACGCTCGACCAGTTCTTGCGCCGGTAGCGGGTCTGCTCGCAGCCGTCCATCTTCGTGCCCTCGTCGCCGGCGTGCTCGTGCTTGACGCACATCACGGCGTACTTCGGGTCGGCCAGGGCGAACAGGCGCGCGACGTCGCCGAGGAACAGCATGTCGCAGTCGATGAACAACGCCCAGCCGGTCTGCGCGAGGATCGGCGTCAGGAATCGGCTGTTCGAGAACTCCGTCGAGCAGGGCGCGTCCGAGAGCACGTCCCACAATGAATGCCGGTGGATCCGGTAAGGCCGCTGCGACAGCCCGCAGGCCTGCAGCTTGTCGAGTTTGAGTGGCGTCACGACGACGGGCCGCGAGGCGTGCCGGCGCAGCGAGAACTCCGCGACCTTGTAAGCCTCCTCCTCGCGCGGGTCGTAGCCGATGTAGACCTTCAGCGCGGTCATGAGTACGCGACGCACTGCTCGCAGACGGTGCCGGTCACGTCGCGGCGCAGGTGCGCGGCGCGGATCGTCTGGAACTCCGGCGAGTTCCACGCCTCCATGAACGACTGGCGGGTCAGGTCGCCGACCTGGAACCGGCCGTCGCTGTCGAAGCAGCACAGGCTCAAGCCGCCGTCTGCCCGCACATGTCCCTCGGTGAACGCCGACCAGCAGGGCAGCGGCTCGCGCATCGCCTCGAGGCGGCCCTGGTTGCCGGCGGTCGGCCGGTAGCCGAGCTCGGCCTCGCGCTGCACCGCGATCGCGCCCATCGAGTAGAGCGGGAGCCAGTAGTGCTGATCCACGAACGGCAGGACGTGCTCGTCGAGCAGAGCCTCCATCTTGGCCTGCTGCTCGCCGTCGTAGCGAATCGAGGAGGCATAGAGCCGTGTGCCATACCCGCCGGCGTTGCGGATGTCCCACGCGGCCTTGACGTTGGCGAGCGCCTTGCGCCAGTACTTCGGCGACACGGCCATGACCTCGCGGAACTGCTTCTCGTCGGCCGCGTTCATCGACCACTTGAGCGAATCGAGCCCGTGCTGCATCAGCGGCTCGACGTGCTCGGGTGTCGAGAGGCTGGCGTTCGAGGTCAGGAATACATACGGGAACTGCAGCTCGCCCTTGACCCACTTCAGCGCCTCGAGCAGCAGCTCGGGCGCCATGAAGGACTCGCCCAGGTAGAAGAGCCCGATCTCCTCGACACCCGCCTCGCGCATCTCGGTCGTGACGCGGCGGAACAGGTCGAGATCCATATCGCCGTGAGGCTGCACTTCCCGGGTGCGCAGCGCACAGAAACCGCATCTGTAATTGCAGCGGCCCGTGAGCTCGATCTTGACGGAGCGCGGCGCCGGCGGAGCGGCGAACCGGTGCGTCTCCGGGATCTTCGTGATTGCGTCGATGCGCTCGGTAATGCTCATGGCCACACCAGGAAGTAATCGCCACCGTGACAGCCCACGGACACCATGCCGAGCTTCTCGAGCCAGCGCAGCGCGCCGTTCGGCTTCAGCCCGAGCCGGCCGTCCTCGCCCTTCTGCTCGACGACCATGACCGGCCGGCACCGCTTCAGCGTCTCGATTGCGCCCTCGACCACGGCGAGCTCGTGGCCCTCGACGTCGATCTTGATCAGGTCGACATCGACGAACCCGAACGAGTCGAGCGTGTTCATCGGCACGTCGCCCGCGCCACTGACCTGCGTGTGCCCGCTGTGGCCGTCGTAGAGCTTCAGGCCGACGGATGCCTCCGCCTTGCCGAGCGCCACCTGGCGCAGGTGCGCATTCTTCGCGGTGACGTTCCAGCGCCACAGGTCCGCCACGATCGGGTTCGGCTCGAACGCCATGACGAACTGGAACGCCTTCACGAGCTCCTTCGACCACAGCCCGACGTGTGCGCCGATGTCGACACAGCGCCGGCGCCGCTCCGGCGGCAGCATGCCGAGCGCCCGCTCGATCTTGTGGTACTGGTAGGTCAGCTGGCCGTCGACCTCGCGCCGCTGGTGCACCTCCATCATCTCGACGAGGTGCTTCTCGTTGGCCGGCAGCCAGACGCCGCCTACGAGCTGGGCATTCGGAGGACCGATGCCACTGCCGTCCGAACAGACTCCGGCGTGATTCGTGACCACGCGCGCTGGCAAGCTGGGTGCCTGATTCTCCATCCAAGTGCCTCGGGGTCGTCGACCGCCAGGTTGTTGTGTGTCTCGTAGCCGGTGGTCGCCGGCCGCAGGTAACCGCCGAACAACACGACGACCCGCCGGCCGAGGGCCGCGGCGACGTGGTGCAGCGCACCCTCGGGCAGCACGGCCGTGGCGCAGCCGGCCATCAGGTTGCAGGCGTCGGCGAAGTCGCGTGTCTCGAGCCGGATGACGCCGGCGAGCCACTTCGTGCCCGGGTTGCCGAGTTGGGCCCAGGGCACGTCGGGATAGCAGCGCACGAGCTCCTGCCAGCGGCCCCACTGCTTGTTCGGGCTCGCCGTGGCCTTGATGTGCGGCTCGACCAGGACCAGCCCTTCGGCCCGCGGGTCCGGGCGCACGTCGAACAGCTCGCCGGGACTCGCGCGCCAGGTGGTGAACGCCCAGCGGTCCTTCGTGGTCCGCTTGTAGTCGATGTAGGGTCGGCAGGCCGGTCCGTTCGTCAGCCCCGGGAACTCGCCCGGCTCACCCGGCCGCGCGATGTAGCTCGCCCGTTCCCAGAGCGGGTGCCAGCGGCGCCGGCCCGTCTTGTCCAGGATCGCCACCTTCTGCCTGGCTGCCTTCGCCTGGCCGATCGCCAGGACCTCGTCCCCGATTCCCACTCAGACGCTCCCAGGCCTCGCCAGAGCGCATCTCGGCCAAGGTCCATTGATGGCCCGCGATGCGGGCGAATAGCTCCCTGCGCTCGTCCTGCGTCGGGCGGTAAGGGTTTTCGATCCGGTGCCATGGCGTCGCCAGGCGCGCGGCACAGAAGGTCGGCTCGGTGACGATCACCGGCACGCCGGCGGCCAGGGCGTCGAGCGCCACGGCCGACGAGTGCGTCACCACGATCCAGGCATTGGCCAGCGCCTGTCCGATGGACGGCTGGCGACGCATGCGGCCAATTGGCTTGTGCCGCATCACGATCGGGCGCCGGGTGACGGCGCGCAGCTGGCCCTGCAGCCGGTTCACGTACTGCTGCTGGCTCATGCCCGCCCAGCGGGCGTAGAACTCGGGCGACTGCAGCGCGACCAGGACGTGCCGGCCGCCGCTCCTCGCCGGCGCGAACTGCACGCCAAGCCGGTCGAGGCGCGCATAGTCCGGCTCGCCGGTCCCGTCGCACCATAGCCGCCGGTGGCTGATCCGGTGGTACTCCATGCGCCGCCAGTAGGCGTGGTCGACCTCGTACCAGTCCGTGACCACCGGCGAGCGCATGACCGCGCGCTGGTTGTCGGCCATGCCGGAGACGATTGCGATGCCGGGTCTAGGCTGCCAGTCGAACACGACCTGCCCGCCCGTGCCCTCAGCCAGTGCGCTGCAGAGATCCTTGCTGTACTGCTTCCTGTGATCCGCGTAGCAGGTGACGGAAGGCGTATCCAGAGCCGATCTCCTCGACGGACCACATCGCCCAGGCGAGCCGGGTCAGGAACTCGCCGCGGTCGCCCCGGAAGGGCTCGCCGAGGACCTTTCCGAACGGCCGGGCGGCCGGTGCGCCGATCCACTGCGGCAGGCCGTGATAGACCGGCACGCCGTAGAGCAGCGCCTTGATCGCCGCCCCGCTCCCCCAGGTGACCGCGAAGGCAGCTCCGTTGAGGTGCTCGTACAGCGACTCGTTCTCCTGGTGCCGGCCGGGATGACCCCGCACGACCACCCGATGCCCCATCCGCTCGAGCAGCTGCGCGGCCTTTTGGTGCCAGCCCGACGGCTGCGCCACCAGCGGCGAGCCGATGCCGCGCTGCGCGAAGACGAGCGCGTAGCCGTCCTGGTTGCGCCAGGGCCACCAGTCGGGCTCGAAGATCTCCGCCCGTTCGGCCCCGCCGACCGGCCAGCGGCCGACGCCGTTGTGCTGGTTGAGTGCCAGCGCGTACCAGGCTTTCCCGCGCCAGTCGCGGCCGAGGTAGCCATTCTCAGCGACGACGACGGTCGCGCCGGCCGCCTCGTAGCGCTTGGCGAGCTGGTCGGTCGCGCCGTAGCGGCACCAGACCAGTGCCAGGTCGCCGGGCTGGGGCTTCGCGAGCTCAGGCCCCAGCTGGTAGCCGCAGCTGCGGAGGCCGTCGCAGAAAGCGTCCCGCCGGTACAGCGGCGCCTCACGGACGGCGACGTAGGCCCTCACCGCCGATTCTGTTGGTTGTCCAGCAGCGTCTCGATCCGATCGAGGCGCTTGACGATGTCCTGCTTCAGCTCCCCCTGGTAACGCTCCATCTGGGTCGCGCGCATCTCGAGGGTGCTTAACCGCGAGGCAGCCTGCAGCTCCTCGAGCTGCTGCATGCGGCGGTCCATCGTGTCGAACCGCTCCATCATCTGGCCGGTGCTGAAGACCAGCGACAGCACTAGGGCGCCGTCGACGATCAGGGAACCGAGCGGCACCCTGAAGCGCGCAATATTTTCTGGACTCATCATCACCTCCAAGACAGATGGCTAATCCGCAGAGACGCGGATTTCTTTGAGCGAGAACGAGACAGCCTGCTGGCGGTGACTGATGATCTCGACTGGGAAGGAACCGTCGAAGCGCATCGGCAGATCGAATTCGCCGCCCCAGGTCAAAGTCCCGGCGGGCGTGAACAACAGCGAGACGCGCCCGGTCGTATAGTCGACCGTGTATTCGCTGGTTTCGGTCTTGAGCGTGCCGTTGTCGGCGATGAGGATCGTGCCGCTCACCGGCTTGAAGATCGGCCGATCCTGTGACAGCGCGCCGTAGGTGTAGCGCTTGACGAGCTGGTACTCGGCGGGGCTCGCTCCGACCACGGCGAGCAGCGGGGCATCCGTCGAGGCGGCAGTATCGCCGACGTCGCACGACTTGAAGTCGGTGTAGTCCTTGACCCGGAACCCGTACGCCTGGCCGCCGACCGCGTGATAGAAGCGCAGAAGCTCCTGCACGGCCGGGTCGCCGCCCTCGCTCGGGCCCGCGGTGAGCGTGATGCGCGTGAGCGGGTACGCCCAGTTGCGGTTGCGCCGCTCGACACCACTCGCCCGCTCGATCGTGGTGACCGAGTACATGGGCTCGGAGACGAACCCGTAGCGCGGACAGCCCGGGAAGCGCGGTGTTTCGAGGAAGGACATCAGTTATTCCGGACGTTGGCGCGGGAAGCACCGCGCGCCGCGGCCGCCGCGATCTGCTGTTCCGTGGCCCGCGAGACGGTGCCGTTCGGTGCGTTGATCGTGAAGTTGTTCTGGACGGTCATGCCCGACGAGCGCATGCCGAGCGTCGGGCTGCGGATCGGCGAAGGCATCGCGGCCACGAGCCCGCCCTCGGCGAACCCGGGCATCGCCTGCAACGCCTGCATGCCGACGCGGTTGAACGATTCGAGGAAGCTCAAGGCGCCCGGCTGACGCACCACCTCGGAGCGCGCCACGAATTCTCCCGCGTGGACCAGCCCAGCCGGCTGGTGCTTCCCGCCGGCGCCCGTGAAGCCGCCCTCATCAAATCCCGGGATGCGCTTGGCTGTGATGGCGACTTCGGACAGGCCGGACGTGCCGCCACCACCCCCGAAGATGCCGCCCAGGATACCGGCCGCGGTGCCGAGCCACCCGCCGCCGCTACCCGTGCCGCCGGTGCCGAAGATCTTCTCGGCAATCTGCGCGGCGATCGCCTCGGCGGCCATGCGCTGCAGCATCTTCGCGAACGAGTCGGCGAGCCCCTCGAGTCCGTTCTCGAACGGATCGAAGATGAAGTCCGACAGGATCCCCTGCACGCTGCGGCTGGCCTCCTCAAAGAACACGCTGAGCTTCTCCTGCTCTTTCTCCGGGAAGATCCGCTCGGCCGTGATGGTGATTGGCTCGAGTCCCTCCATCTCGAGGCGGGCGAGCGCCGCGGCGGCCTGGTCGGCCAGGTTCGGGTAGGTCGCGGCGAGCTGCTCGAGCGCGTACTTCGTTTCCTGGTATTGCGCGATCTGCTCTTCGACCGGCGTGCGCAGGCCTTCGATCGCGGCAATGCCCGCCGCGTAGATGTCCTGGTACGCCTTCGCCTGATCCTGCAGAGCGTCGGCGGTCTCGCGTGCGGATCTCGCTGCCGCCTTGCCATCGTCGCCCGTGCCGAGCCCGTAGGGAACATTCGGCACGTTCGGCACGGGCGCAACGAACGGTGCCTCGACGTTCTGACCATAGTCCTTGAGCAGGCCCTGCAGCCGCTTCAGCTCGGCCTGCAGCTCATCCTCGGACCACCACTCGACGATGCCCTCGCGACCGAAGAACCGCAGCCGCTCCGAGGGGTTTTCGAGCGCCGATTGAACCTTGGCGATGTCCTGCTCGATCCGGACCGTGTCGCCCGCGGCGGCGCCGAACCGGATCGCGGCGAGCTCCTCGGCCAGGAAGCGCGTCGTGTTCAGCGTGTCGGCGATGAACTTCGTCGCCGTGGACGCGCCGCGGATCAGCGTCGAGAACAGCGCTTCGGCGCCCGCCTTGGTCTGCGGATCCATCAGCACATCCGACAGTTCGTTCAGCGCTTTGGTGGCCGCCGGCACGCCGGTGTTGACCTCGAGCAGGTCGCCGAAGGCGTTCTGCACGGATTTGAGCGCGCCGCCGAACGTGTCGCGGATGGCGCGCGCCTGGCCGCCGAACTGGACGCCCAGTTCCCGGATGATGATCTCTTGGGCCTTCGCGACCTCACCAGTCTCGACGAAGGTCTTGATCAGGTCCTTCTGCGACGCTGTGAGCTGGATCCCCGATCGCTGCAGCGCCGTGGCGCCCTTCACGGGGTCGTTCAGCGCCTTGCCGACGAGTAGCGCCGCAGACTGTAGATCCATGCCGAGCGCCGTCGAGAGGTCGAGCACCGCCTCGGTGGCGGCCGTGAACTGGTCCCCGCGGACGTTCGTGAACGTGAGCAGCACGGCCTGCATCGCCACCACGGCGTCATCGCCGAAGGCCGTGACGCGCTGCAGCTGGCCGGCGACCTGCTGCAGCTGCTTCGAGGTGAACCCGGACACGCCGCCGGTCGACTTGAGCACTTGCTCGAGCTTGGCCGTCGACTCCTCGGCCTCGATCGTCGCCTGGACGATCTTACTGAACCCGACGCCGGCAACGAGACCCGTGACGACGCCCTGCAGCGTGCGGAACCCGGACTGCATCTTCCGGGTGAGCTTGTCCATCTCGCGCGTCGCCTGGTCCGCGCCCTGCTTGAATCCGCCCATGCGGAGCAGGAGGTCGACGGTGAGGCTGCCCAGACTGCGAGTGGCCATTACTTCTTACCTGAGAGGATTTTCATGACGTCGTCGATCGAACCCGGCTCCTGGCTGTCCTGTGTGTGCGGCATGAAGTCGACCTGCCGCGCGTGCCCGCCGAGCGCGTTATTGATCGCCGCGGCGATGAGCGCGAAGCCCCACTCGAGGCGTGTGCCCATGTGGAGCGACCCGCGTCGCGCCAGATAGGCTGACCACTGCTGAGCCTCGACGAAGGACATGCGCTCCTTGGCCTCCTCGATCGTCCTGCCGCCGACTCCGTTCAGCACGAGCTCGTGCCAGAACTCATCGGCGGCTGTCAGTTTTTTGAGGAGGCCTCGCCGCCGTTGACGGCATTGATTGCACCGGTCAGGACCTCGGCCAGGGACGGATCGAGCGCCTCAGCCTCGGCGTACGACAGTCGCTCGGTGCCATCCTCGCCGAGCAGCACGGCCTCGCTGATCACCAGCGCACGCTGGCTGATCCCGGGGCCGCCGCCGGTGACCGCGGCGCGGGCCGCGGCCTGGATGCGATCGATCACGCCGCAGGAGACCTTGCGGATGAACACCGTGAAGGTATCCGTGACCTCGGTGCCGTCTTCGGTCACGTGAGTCCAGGACACTTCCCGTTTCTCGGGCACGGACGGGACGAACCCGCCCTTCTCCCTCAGCGTTTTCAGATCCATGCCGGCCTCGGATCAGACCTTCGGGTGCAGAATCGGGAAGTCCGACACCTGGACCGAGATATTGCTGCTGACGACGCTGTTCAGCGCGAAGTCAAACGGTAGGTCGCTGATGTAGGCCTCGAATTCGATCCAGGAGCGGCTGGTCGGCAGGTTGAACTGGCCGCCCGACGCGCCCGACGGCGGCAGGGTGCCATCCGACCAGCCGAGCGCCCACTGCAGCTTCGTGCCGGCGCGATAGAGTTCGTGCATGCGCACGTGGCTCGCGTCGCTGGTGTCGAAGTTGATCGTGAACGACGCGGCACCGGGCGTCGCCATGCCGGGCTCGTAGGTGCGGGCGTCCGAGTCGAGACAGGTCGTCTCGATCTGGTCGCGCGCCGCGGTCAAGCCCGTCATGCCGGTGATGCAGCCGACCGTCGTGATGACATCGCCGTCCGGGTCGATGAAATAGAGCTTGGTGCCCTGGGTTTTCATGGCCATCGAAAATACCTCTCGTCAGCAGTGGTCTGTGGTCGAAAAAGGTTGGTCAGCGATCGACGATCCAGTCGACCGTGAAGGACTTGCGGTAGGCGCGTGTTTCCTGGTCGCGGCCCTCGCCATCCCATGAGACGACGTGCGCCAGGGCCTCGAGCACGGCGACGAGGACGTCGCTCACCTCGCGGGCCTCGGCCGCCGTCGCCCCGTACACGTCCAGGTGTGTCGTGATCGCATCGGCGTCCGGCGCCGCGCCGAGATAGTTCTCGGGCTCGCCGCTGCCGATCGCCCACACTGCGTACGGCAACACGGCCTTCTGCGGCGCCTCGCCGAACGGGTACAGGCGCAGGCCGGTCGCGTCCTCGAGCAGTCCGGAGACGCTCGAGTCGCCGGCGCAGGCTTCAAACAGGGGTGGGTTCATTGGGTGTCAGCTTCTCGATCTCGCGCTCGAGGTACTCGGCGAGCAGCCCCTCGATGAGCTGCGCGTTCTCCTGCAGCGCCGGCACCAGGAACTCCTGGGCGCTCGTGCGCTGGGTGCCGAGCTCGAGGAACCGCCAGTACCAGGTGTCACCGCCCGGGTTGTTCTTGCTCCCGGCGGTCTTGTACGTCCGGCCCACCCGCTGCTCGCGTCGGTTCTGGCGGGTGTTGGCGTACTGCTTCGCCCCGCCCATCACGCCGAGCCGCATGACGACGCCGCCGATGCGCTTGCCCTGGCGGCTTGAATTCTGGATCGCGACGTTGCGCCAGATCTTCTCGCCGCTCGCCGGGTCATCGAATCCGCGAGCCGACGCCCGTGCGGCGTTCAACGCCACACGCATCGCAAGCCGCGAGGCACGCACCGCGCCCTTTCTCTGCAGCTTGTCCGGCAGCGCGCTCAGGCGATTGATGACGTCGCCCTTCGCCGTGATGCTGACATCGATGTCGAACGGGCTGGAGCCGGGCCGGCTGAGCGAGCGGCCCCTCGCGCGCAGCAGTTGCGTCGCAAAGTTAGCCATCGTTCACGCCTTCGCTGCACGGGATCGTCAGGTACACCCGCCCCGAGCCCTTGTCGGCCAGGAACCCCTGCGGGTTATAGATCCGCTCGCCGTGCTTGATGCGCATGTCGGCGGTCAGCCCGTCCATGTGCCGGATCGTGATGCGGGTCGTCACGGCCGACTGCAGCGCCTGGCCGGCGAGGAACTCGCGCACGCTCAGGTCCTCGATCGCGGCCGGCACGCCGTCGGCGAACACCGTCCACGCCGGCACCATCGCGCCGGTCGTCGTGTCCTGAACGTCCGAGCGCTGCTCGATCGTGACCCGGTGTCGCAGTCTGCCGGCCTCGATCACGGAAACACCTCCGCCAGTGGCGCGAGCCGAAAGCACCGCAGCGCCGTCGTCGGCGTGCAGTTGATGACCTCGATGCCGCGCTCCGCCAGGGCGGGGGCGAGCTCGCCGAACCGCTTCAGGAACGTCGCGAACGGGTTGCGCGTGTTGAGCGGGCCCGGATGGTTGCCGAACCAGTGGCGCTTGCCGCCGGTGTCCTGCATGTCGTACCCGAGCAGCACGATCCGCGTCGCGCCGAAGTGCACAGCCAGGTGCAGTGCCTGGTAGCCGGAATTGCTGCCGGTCACCAGGTGCGTCGGACGGTCATCGAACGGCCGGCGGTCGGACGGTTGCAGCGTGTGCACCTCCGGATAGCCCGCATCGGGCCGGATCGAGACCTTGAGCCCCGGGAACTTGAGCGCCCGGTCCGCGTAGCACTTCCACCACTTCGCGTCCGCCGCGTACAGCGCATCGGCCCACGGCGCGAAGGCCGGCACCGTCTGGCCGTTCACGTCGTTGTCGATGCCCTGGTTGCTGACCGCGATCACCCGGCAGCGGCCGCGCACCTGCTCGCACTGCTCCCGGGTCAGGCTCGGGCCGCTCGCCAGGATGGAAACAGTCTGGGAGGGCCACAGCTGCGGCACGCTCCACTCACCCAAGCGCCGGGTCCCTCAGCGGGTAGAGCAGCGCCGTCACGACGGGCGGCAGGAACCCCTGTGCCCACTGCGCACCCTGGCCGCCGTCGCTGCCGCGATGCGCGAAGAACTCCTCGACAAGCAGCAGCGTCGCCTGCTGGACCTCGGCCGGCACGATCGAGTAGCCGCTCGAGTCCGGCTCCGGGTCCACCCAGCCGCTGCTGTCGAGAAAGAAATCCGCGCCGTCGCCCAGGTAGTTCAGCACCGCAGCCGAGGCGCCGCGCACGAGCTGCGTGATCTTCACGTCCTGGTCCGTGCCGATGACCTCGCACTGGTCCTTGGCCTGCTCGAGCGTGACGAGTGACGGAGTCATTTTTCGACGTCCCGGCCGTCCCGACCTTTCTTCACCGCCAGGCGCCACTCAGCCGACGTGCCGGGCTTTGTCGTTGGTGCGTCCACCTGCGCAATCCACCAGGAGCCACCGAAGGTGACGCCGTCGCCGCGCTCATAGGCCTCGCCCTCGCGGAAAATGCCCTTGTCGAGCGGCCCGGGATAGCGGACCTCAGTGACGGTCTTCGCGCCATCGGTGTAGGTGAACACGGTGCGCATTGTCCGATCGCTCGGGTACTCGACCTCCGCGCTCGCGATGCCTCGCACGATTACGATCCAGCCGGCCCCCTCGAGGCCCGCGGCCTCGGCGATCGGCGTCGTCTTGCGGGTCGAGCGCAGCAGCCCGCCGGCGTGGGCCGCGAAGGTCCCGCGCGGGTACGACTTGGCCGGGTCCAGGTCGGGCTGAATGCTGATCTCGAGCGCATCCTTTCCGTCGAGGCCTCGCTCGCCAGGTGGGCCCTGCTCACCCTTTTCGCCTTTCTCCCCACGCTCGCCGGGGTCGCCCTTCAGGTGGGCAAAGAAGGACTTGGAGGATGGGGTGTCGAGTATCGCCTGCGCCACATCCCGTGGATTGGTCGGAGGGCAGTCCTGACCGGCCTCACCCTTCTCGCCCCGCTCGCCCGGCGGCCCCTGCTCGCCCTTCTCGCCGCGCTCCGGGATCCGTGCCGCGACGCGCTCGACCTGGAGCGCGAGCGTCTTGCTGAATCGATCGAAGGTCTCGTTCCAGCGTTCCTCGATCCTCGCGAGCTCCCGCTGGATCACGGCGCGCACGGCGACTGCGGCTCGCTCTGCGAAGTTCTCATCGGTCACGGTTCATCACCTCTATGACGATCGGCATGATTTCCAGCAGGTCGCGATCGTCGCGAAGGAGCAGGTCGATCGGCAGATACGGAATGACGCCGCCGAGGATCACCGCGGGCGGCACCGGAGGCTCGACCGGCGGCGTGCTGGTCGGCCACAGCCCGAGGTAGGCGATCGATATGGCGCCGAACCCGACGCCGAGTGTGGCGATCGCGCGCGGGTTCAGGCTCACTGGCGTTCGACGACGACCGTGCCGACACCCTCGGTCACGCTCAGCGTCCAGTCGTCTGTGCTGATCTCAGTGGCCGACTGTGTGAGCGGCAGGCCCGCCGCCAGGCCGAGGCGCTGGTACACCTCGAGCAGCTGCGTCGCCTGGTCGGTCGTGAGTCCGCCACTGCCGCCGCCGGAGTCGAAGCTGATCGCCTGCACCGGCTGCTGGTAGTTGATGCGGACGACGTAGCTGCCGGTCGTGTTCACGAACGGATCGCCACCGCCGTCCACCAGCAGCACGCCGTCGCCGACGTTCAGCGTGTGGTTGGCCTCCTGCGGCCGCAAGCGCCAGCCGTTCTGAAGGAACGCATAGACCGGAATCTTAGTGCCCGCGCTGAGGTCGATATCGTTGCCGCCGACCGTGTCCATCGCCCGCAGGTACTTCGAGTTGTCGTCCGTCAGCCACCAGTCGACCCAGCGGGACCACAGGTCGCGGACCGATAGACTCGTCGTGCCGCTCGACAGGACGATGCGCTTGTTCGGCCCATCGAACGAGATGGCCATCAGCCCCCCTTACGGGTTGACGTAGGCTCGATCCTGCTCTGCAACCAGAGAGACCGACTGGCCGACAGCCCGGGTGATCGAGTGAGTCGTGACGACGGGCTTCGCGACGCCCGGATTGCCGGCCACGATCGTCACCGCGGCATCGGTCGCCGGCGTGCGGCCGCCCTGGGCGTTCGTGTCGTAGGCGAACGTGAACGGGATCGAGGCACCACTGATCGTGCCTTCGATCAGCACCGAGGGCGAACCCGGCGTCGCATCCTCGACCGTCACGGCACCCGCCTCGCCGTAGTCATCGCCGGCGCCAGGCAGCGCGGTGAAGTACATCCGGTAGTAGCCCGTCCCGCCGGAGGTCAGGAAGCTGTTGAAGTTCAGCGAGCCGGCGGCCGTGAACGGGAAGGTCCGCTCGACGCCATTCTGGTCGGTGAAGACGATGCGGTTGATGTCGTTCGCATCGTAGTTGTCGATGAACACGCCCGTGGTCGTGTAGAGCGTGTCGCCGACGAAGCGCAGCAGCGAGTTCGCGGTCTTGCCATTGACCGTGCCGGCGCCCGAGTCGATGTCGGTGTCCTGCCGCAGCAAATACTGGATCTTGGTGTAGATCTCCTCGGCCGAGGCCCCGGCGCCGTCGATGATGATGCGGAACGGGTAATTGACGCCGCCGATGCTGCGGTTCTGGTCGCTGCCGAAGTACTCGACGTCGATCGCCGTGTAGGGCGCGTCGGCCGCCACCGTGGCGTCGTTGTCCTGGATCTTGAGGTCGGCCGCGACCGAGATCGGCAGCGAGACCTTGAACGCGCCGGTACTGGTCTCGCCGACGTCCCCGAGCACCGCGTCGTCGTAGGTGTACCCGTACTCGCGGCAGAACGCCTTGAAGTAGGTTCGCGTGTCGAAGCCGGGCGAGCCCGCCTGGTAGACCAGGATGCCCTCGTTCGGCGCGTCGTCGAAGGTGAACTCGAGCGCCGAGCCGCCCACCTGGCGCTGGTAGTAGAACTGCGCGCCGGCCGGGAACCCGGACGCCAGCGCCACGAGGCCGACGTACTGCCGGTCGAGGACGCCGCCGGAGGTGTATTCCGACCAGCCACCGTCACGAAGCATCTGGCGGGTCGCGTCATTGAGCGGGACCCAGCCGTTGAAGGTCTGGCCATCGGTGCCGAACTGGAACTGACCCGACCGCGCGTCGATGGTGTACATCGGGAACGGGTACTTGTTGTACGCCGAGCTCGTCCACAACTCGATCAGCTTCGAGTACAGCGCCTGGACGGTGACGCCGTCCTTCGCGTTCAGGTTGTTCGGGCTGCCCGCGGTCGACAGCGCGATCGTGCGCGCCGACGTGTCGAGGATCAGCTCCTGGCCGACGTTCAGCAGGTCCGGATCTGTGATCTTGGCCATCAAGGATTCTCGTAGTTGCGGTCGGCAATCTGGGCAATCGGGAGCGAGCTATCGCCCTCCGGCAGCACGTAGTTGCGGATGTAGAAGGGCACGAATCCGGTCTTGAAAACGCCGATGTCCACCGCATCGGTCGGCGACCCGGACACGAACTCGTACTCGAACTCGTAGGTCGAGCCGGCATTCGCGTCGACGTTCACCCGTTCGCTCTCGGTGCCGGCCGTGAGGATCACGACGTCCGAGCCCGGCTCGAGGCCGGTCAGCGTCAGTGTGTTGATGTCGAGCGGGTACAGGTTGGCTGCCTGGTCCGCCAGCGTCGTATTCGTGAGGATCGCGAGACCCTTGATCGCCGCCGAGGCGTTGGTCGCCGTGGCGGTGATGCGCACCTTGATTCGGAACCCGCTCGGATCGATCGTCTCGGCCGAGAGATTCGCCCCGCTGATCGTGGTCCACGAGCCGCTGAAGCCAGCGCCGGTGTCGAGGTCGTACTCGTAGGTGTACGAGCCGACCGCGCTCACCGCAATCGCAGCATTCTGGAACGCGGTGTGGCCGAGGATCCAGTATGGCCAGGTGTAGACCACCTGGTCGCCGCTGGTGCGCAGCAGCAGATCCGCCAGCCCGTTCCAGAGCGGCGTACCGGCCGTCACCTCGACATCGGCGTCGTACTTGGTGCCTGGATCGTTGAACAGCAGGCCGACAGCGCCAGTCGTGTTGGACTTGAAGTGGTCGTAGAACACCGTGCCGACGACGTTCGACATGTCGCCTTCAAATCCGGTCACGGCGTCGACGGTGCCGGAGGCGACGTGCACGCCGCGCACCAGCATCTCGTTACAGTCGGCCTCCATCTCGTCGCCGTAGTCGGTCGAGCAGTTCTCGACCGTGACGCCCTTGCAGGAGTTGATACCGAGGAAGGCCTCGGTCGCGTTCAGCGTATCGAACCACAGCCGCTGCAGCTTGATGTTCGAGCACACGCCGGCGAGCGATGCCACGTACGTCAGCCGCGATCCGCCGCTGATCTTGGCCGACGGCGAGCCCCAGCCGCGGATGGTCACGTTCGACGAGTCCACCAGGGCGAACGCGCCGACGGTCGGGAACTTGCCGCCGTTGACCAGGTTGCCAGCCCGGACGATCCAGTTGTCGACACCGGTCAGGTTCAGGCCGTTCTGGTTCTGCTCGGTCGTGCCGCGACCGGTCGGGTAGCCGTAGCGATAGTCGGCGATGTCGATGTTGTTCGACGCTGCCGTCGCGAGGATACCGCCACCGAGGCAGATCAGCGTCTCCGCCGTGATGTTGCTCGAGGTCGTCAGGCGCAGCGGATAGGACGTATTCTCGTCCGTGATGCTGAGCGCGATCTTGCACGTACCCTCGAAGGCGATGTTCTGGCTGGTCTGCAGCCAGAGAGCCTGCGCCGCCGTCGCGTCGATGCCGCCATAGAACACGCTGTCGCGGATCGTCACCCCGTTCAGCATGTCGAGGATCGTGTAGGCCATCGACGCCGCGATGCCGCCAGTGGTGTTGACCGACGGATGGCAGAAGCAGCAGTTGTCGATCAACACCGGCAGCGCGCAGCGGTCGATGAACGTGCCGGCGAGACCGATCGCCGAATCGGTCAGCGTTGCGCCATTGGTCTGGCTGAAATTGACCGCGACGCTCGAAGCGTTGAGGTGGTCGATCTCGACGTTGCAGGTCACCGCGGGCGGGATGATCGCCACATGGCTCGCGAACGTCGCGCTGTTGATCTCCGTGGTCGGTGCACCGGTCGTCGTCGTGCCCATGTGCACGTTCGGGATGCGGATGCGCGCCCCGTTTGGCGGCGCCCCGCCGTTGGTCGTCGTGCCGAACGTCAGCGTCGCGGAGCCGAAGGTCTGCTGAAAGACCTTGCCGCCCTCGAAGTGCGTGCCGAACTCTGTAAACGTGTCGTAAAAGACTGTCGATGCGCCGCTAGAGATGCGGTGCCAGATCTCGAAGATCCCCGTTCCGCTGCCGGTCTCGACCCAGACGCCATGCTGGTGCCCGGTGTGCGGCAGCGTGAATGCCTGGCTGCTCGTGCCATCGCCGACGCCGATTTCGTACCAGTCACCCGTGATGCGGATGGTGGCTCGCGCGTCTGTCGCGCCGTAGTCCTGGTCCTCGCCGTAGACGATCAGGAAGCCGACCTTCACGCTGTCGAGGTCGGCGGCCCAAGCGCCGTCGGTGATCGCGTCTGTGTCGTCCGGCGTAACCGTGCCGGCGTCCTTCGTCAGCGTCAGCACACCGGAGACGTTGTCGCCAGAGTTGAGGCGGATGACCTTGCCGGTATCGGTGCCGCCGTTCCACGAGATCGCATCGCCGACGGCAGGCAACGTGCCAGAGCCGCCCGAGTACGTGACCTCGAACGTGCGCGACCCGTCGATATGAAACGTGCCGTCGGTGATCGTGATGTCGCCGAGGATGCCCATAGCCGTCAGGTGCGGCATGGAATCCAGCGTCAACGTCGCGCCCGACTGGATCGTGAAGTCCTCGCCAGCCGCGCGCCCGGTCAGGGCATCATGGTTGGCGTCGGTGCTGACGGTCTGGTTAGCCATCAGCCTCTCGGCGAGATCACGAACGACACGATCAGCCCCTGGCGATCACGCTCGGTCACCCGAACGTCGTATGCCTGGGGCGGCTGGGCGGCCACGTATACCGGCGAGTCGACCTGCACGATCGGCGCCGGCACGTTGACCTCGACGCGCGGCGCGGCCTGCTTCGGCAGCTGCACGTTGACCTGCGGCTCGAGGTTCACGACCGGAGCCGGGACGTTCACCTCGACCGTGGGCGCCGGCTGCTGCGGCACCTGCACGTTGATCTGCGGGGCCGCCTGCTCGGGGACGTTGACCGTGACCTGGGTCTCCGGCCGCCCCTTGATGGCGCTCGCGACGTCGCCGACGCTCGAGGCGAGGTCCTGGATCTCGGTCGCGATCAGGGCCGCGTCGTTCATGCGGCGAACGGTTCTGCAAGCCTGCGCAGGAACTCGTCCTCGTCGAACGCAGCACGGGCAGGCGTCGCGCGCTCGAGCGCGGCCACTCGCACGGCCAACGCCGCGCGCTCCTCGGCCTCGTCATCTTCTTCCTCGGCGGGCTCAGCAGTCGCCGACGCCGGAGCGGGCGCCGGAGCCTTACCGAACGGATCCTCGCCGGCGTCGCGCTTCGCGAGCGCAGCCAAGCTGAAATTCTGCTGCTGCATCAGCGGGCTCTCGCCACCCTCGACCGGCGGCAGGTCGAGCCGCTGGCGGGCCTCGTTCGGCGAGTAGATCGCCCGGTTCACGCCTTCGCCGAGGGTCTTCACCATCGTCGCACTGTCCATGCGGAGCAGCTGGTCGAGGTCGAGCTCCACACCCATCAGCCGGCCGTCCTTCGGCGAGGCAAGGCCGAGGCCCTCGTCCAGGCAGAGTTCCATCTGCTCGATGAGGCTCTGCAGGCAGTCGCTGTAGTAGATCTGGTTGAGAATTTCAGCGTTCTGGTAGGTCGGCATCGAGCCGACGCCGACCTTGAACGGCGGCACGTGGAACGTGGAGCAGACGACCTCGGCGGTCATCTTGAGCTGTTCGACGATCTGCGCGTCGACCGGGTTGACCGAGAGTGCCTCGTACTTGAGGGCGTCGCCCAGGACCGCGACCTTGCCAATGTTGTCGCCGCCGTAGTTCGCCTCCCACTGCGTCTTGAGGCGCTCGGCGGTTTCCTTGCTGATCGCGCCGGGCGCGGTGAGGATGCCGCTCGGGCGGCTCATGTTCTCGAAGAACTTCGATGAGTTGTTCTGGATCGCGAGCCCCTGCTGGGCCGCGAGTCCGCAGGCGAAGATCGGCGACAGGCCGACCAACGGGTGAAAGAGGCAGTTCATGCGGTCGTGGATGATTTCGCTCGCCGGGACGACGACCTGTTCCTCGACGCCCGACAGGTTGTCGCTGTCGATGCGGTAGAAGACCTCGCCGGTGTCGGCCACCAGCGGCCAGGCGCGGTTCGGGTCGAGGAGGTACAGCGCGGTGACCAAACCGCGACCGTCACGGACCTTGAGCGCGTAGGCATTGCCCCAGGTCAGCTTCGAGAGCACCCACCATTCCTTGAACTGGATGTGGTTCTGGTAGTGGTTGGGTTTGCGCAGCACCGGCGAGAACGATGGGCTCTCGGTCTCCTGCCAGATGTTCCCCGTGGAACGCTCGACGAGCTTGATGCGCAGCTTGCCGATGTCGTTCGAGATCAGCGTGATGCAGGCATAGACCGCATGGAACGCGAGCACCGACTCGGTCGTGATCGGCGAGGCCTGCTGGAACGAGCCCGCGCGGCCGTCGTAGACGGTGAACCAGGATCCGCGGTCGAACGGCGGCGACAGGTAGCTCGCGGCTTTTGCGAGCGCCTGGCCAATCCGTTGCCTCAGCTTCACAGAATTATTCCCCCGCCTTCAGGTCGCGGCGGCGGTAGGTGCGACGGGAACGAGGCGCGGATTCGTCGGCGCTCTGCGTCTCCGTGACGGCGGCCGGCTCCGGCGCGAGCTGCTGCGCCTGGTACTCCTCGGGGCCGTACTCTACGTAGCCGATGGCCTGGAAGATCCGCAGGTTCTTGCCGGCGAGCTCGATCGGCTCGCCTGCCTTGTAGCGGCGGCCACCGATTGAAAATGCCCGGGTCGTGCGCAGTCCCATGAGTCCTCCTGAAAAGCGGGCCGGGAGTTACCCCGGCCCGCCTCAATGCCCGTGGATTACGGGCTGCCGGCCGTGCCGTAGTGCGCGTTGTTGACGTACGCGACTGCGGTGGAGCGACGCTTGGCGAAGTTGATCGGGACCAACACTCGCAGCGCCACCATGCCCGCCTGGAACATGGAGACCATGTTCGCGGACTGGGCGGTCGGCGTGTCACCTTCACCGGTGGGCGCCGTGTCCATCTCGATCGTCGCGTCGCGCGAGAGCGCCACCTCGACCCCCATCGCGCCGATGCGATAGATGTCGCTCGGCTTCAGGAGGATGAAGTGCTGCGCGCCAACGTTGTCGCCGGTCACGACCGGGTCGCCGAGCAGCGTGCCGCCGGTGGCGGTGATGCCCGGGAACTCGGACTGGCCGAGAGCGTTCGTCAGCAGCTGGATGCTCTTCGCGAGCGACGGGTTCATCAGGAACGTGAGGCCGGAGGCGTTCTTCGCGGTGATGAAGCCGCTGTAGAGCGCCTTGACGTCTGCTCGCAGCGCATCGCCGTCGATGCCCGAGGAGTTGGAGGCGGAGACACCGTTCAGGATGCCCGCCGGCGACACGCCCGCCACGGCCGCGGAGATGCCCGCGAACGTGGTGTCGATGCGCTGCACGGCGGCGTTCACGAGCGCGTCACGGATCAGCATCTCCGCCGCCGGGCTCGAGTCACGGAACAGCTCGATCGAGGCGGCCGCCAGGGCAGCCACCTTCAGCGGGGTCAGGCTGACCGAGCTGAAGTCGCCCTTGGTCACCGGGATCGGGCGGTTCTCGCCCACCCAGTAGCCCGTCGCCGCGCCGTCCTGGCCCTTGATCGCGACGTTCGCCGGCACCTCACGGAGCCCCAGGCGGTTGTAGACCGTCTGGCCGTACAGGAACTCGATGAAGTCGCCCGTGTAGCGGTTGTCCGCCGAGACGAGCTCCGCGCCCGGCTCGCCGCTGCCCGACCCGTGACCGGCCACGCCGGCGCGGATCACCTCGACGAGCTGCGGGTTGCTGCGGCCCCAGCGCTCCTGGGCGATGTCGGCCGCGCTGCGGCGCTCGGCGCCCAGGTTCTCGCTGTCGAGCTGGGAGAGCGTGCGGGCGATCACCTTGCGGGTGAAGTTCTGGCCTTTGAACTTCTCATCGGCCTCGCGGTTGACGACGATCGCCGGGGCGGTGCCGCGGGAGTCACCAGCGGCCTTCGCCGTCGGCTCCTGGCTCACGGGCTTGGCGCGGGCGCCGGTCAGCTGCTCGAGGCGACGCAGGCGCACCAGGTCGGCGTCGAGCGCCTTCATCTCGGTCTCGATGCCGTCGAAGTCCTCGGTCTCGGCCTCGTCCATCGATCGACCTTCGTCGATCGACTTGCGGGCGATCTCCTCCATCCGGGCGACCTTGGCCGCGCGGGTGTTCTCCAGATCCTTGATCTGGTCTGCAATGGTCTTCATTTCACTTACCTCGGGGAATCAGGGGGATGCCACCGCGTTTGACGGTGGTGGGGTCGCCCGAAACGCCGGGCACGAGAATGACCCCGCCGCGCGCCTGGCCAGTCGCGGCCCGCGCAGCAGAGTCGTACATCTTGATCGTCTGGATGGTGGCGTCGGCGTTGGCCGGGATCGTCACGGCGCTGAGCTCGAGCCACTCCCACTCCAGAAACTTCCAGCCGTCCCACGGGCGCTCGGCGTCGAGCGGCTCGTGCTTCAACGAGCGGAAACCGATCGAGAAGCCCTTCACGAGCTTCGCCTTGATCTGCTTCCAGGCGGTTTCGACGTAGTCGAGGCCGCTGTCCTTGGCAATGCGCGCCTTGACCGTGATCCGCTTGCCGGTGACCGAGGCCTCGAACACCTCTCCGATCGGCGAGTCTTGGCGGTGCTGGTGCAGCAGCGGCAACGGCAACGCGAACTTGGCACCGGACGGCACCACGACGTCGCTCATGCGGTCGGCGCTGATGCTCGAGGCGACGCCGGTGACGATGCGCTCCTCGGCGTCGTCGATCGCCTTCACTTCGAACTGGCTGTATGCGCGATCCATCGGGTTACCTCAGAGAAACAGCATTTCGTACTTGGCGCCGTGCGGGCTCTTGAACTTTTCCGCACAGCGGATCGCCATCGCGAGCGCCACGATCCCGTCGATTCGACCGCGGGACTTGCGCTTGTCGAACTTCTTCTCCTCGGCCGGGCCCGAGGTGATCACGGCATTCGCCGAGCACATGGTCAGCACCGGGTTGCGGTGCACCTGCAGCGTCTTGTTGGTGACGACGGTGCTCAGTGCCTCGACCGTCGGCGTCATGTCGCGGAACCCCTGGCCGTGGTTGACCAGCAGCAGGCCGGTGGCCTTGCGCAGTTCCTCCTCCTGGGTGTCGAGGCTGACGACCGTGTAGTCGAACCCGGCGTCATCGAGATCGCGTTGCAGGTCAGAGATCCGATAGCGGTCGAACGCCACGGCCTCAAGGCCGTAGTGCTCGCGGAAGTCGATCAGCCGGCGCGCGACGTACTCGTACTCGACCGTGGCCCCGGGCGTCGCCTCGAGGTGCCCCTGGTCGCGCCAGACGGTGTACGGGACGCGGTCGCGCTCTTCGCGCTGCCGCAGCCCCTCCTCCGGCGCCCAGAACCAGACGAAGGCATCGAAGCCGGTGCCGTCTGGGCGCGCAAACACGAGCGCGAGCGACGTGAGGTCGTTCCTGGCCGAGAGGTCGAGCCCGGCCCAGCAGCGCGAGCCGCGGTACTGCGCGAGGTCCGGCTCGCCCTCGCAGGCGCGCCAGGCGTCGCCATCGATCCAGGGCGTGGCCGCATCGACCCACTCGCAGAAGTTGAGCCGCCGCACCTTCGATGCGAACGCCGGCATCCCCTCGGCCTTCTTCACCTGCTCGCGCAGGTACTTCTCCGTGACCGAGACGCCGTAGTTCGGGTTGGCCTTCTCCCAGACCCGCTCGTCGCGCCAGTCGTCGCCGCGATCGAGGCCGCAGACGTAGGCGAACCAGGCGTCGTCATCGACTCGCCCGTCGAGCACCCGCTGCGAGTACTCGTGGTGCTGGAAGCAGATCGACGTCCGGTCATACCCGGAGTTCGTGATCTCGAGCTTCAGCGGCTGCCGCCGGAACTTGAAGCCTGCCTCGAGCATGTCGACGACCGTGCCGTCGGGATGCTCGTGCAGCTCGTCGCACAGCGCGCAGTGCGGGCGCGGGCCCGACTGCTTGTCGTCGGAACTGATCGTCCGGAAGAACGAGTCGCTCTTCGGGAAGAACATGTTCCAGGGGTTGAGGCCTCCGTACTTGATCAGCGCCCGCGTGAGCGTCGGCGACTGATCGCGCATCGCCACCGCGTCGCGGAACAGGATCATCGCCTGGTCCTTGGTCGAGGCGGCCGCGTACACCTCGGCCCGGGCCTCCTGGTCGGCCGTCAGGCAGTACAGCCCGATGCCGCCCGCGAGCGGCGACTTGCCATTGCCCTTGCCGATCTCGACGTAGCCGGTGCGAAACCGCCGGAACCCGTCGGCGCCCCGCCAGCCGAACAATGAGCCAACCAGGAACGCCTGCCAGAGCCGCAGCTCGAATGGCTTACCCTCGAACTGGCCACCGTTCAGCCGCAGCACGCTGCGGAAGTAGCCGTAGATGTGGTCCGCCCGCTCGAGCGACCACTTGAGCCCGCGCTTCGGGCCGCCCGACAGGTCCGCGACGTGCCGCTCGCAGGCCTTGCGCACCCAGGGCCCGGCGACGATGTCCCCTGCAGCGACCGCTTCCGCGTAGACGGTGGCTGGATCGGCGCCGTGCTTGCTCGCCGGGTCAGTTGAGGTAGGCGGCGCCCGGGTCCGTTTCTTCGTTCGGGTCAATCGTGCTCACCTTGGCGCGGGCGGCCGGCGTGAAGCCGAGCTCGCACACCGCCGCGCGGTAGCGGCGCCAGGCGTCGGACTGGATGGCAACCTCGGGCCGCGCCTTGATGACGAGGTCGCCGTTCTGGTTCGTCGTCTCGTAGGTCAGGCCGTTGTCCATGACGGCCGTGCGGGCAGCGGCCCACGTTGAGTACGCCTCGGCCGCGAGCTCGAGGATTCCGCGATCGACCGTCGTGAGCACCTGCGCCTTGGTCGCATCGGCCACCAGCCGGCGCCATTCGAGCTGACCGACGTGGTCGAGCCCGCCCGGCATCGGCGGCACGCCGGCCTCGAGCTTCGGCTCGCGCTTGTTGTACGCGCGCTTACCCGGATTGCCCTTCGCCTTGCGGATCGATGTGGGAGTGCGAGGCGGACCAGACATGCTGGGATCGTCAACCTGTATTTCAGAATCAACTTGCGGACGCACGCGCGCACCGGTGGGCGCGGTCTACAGACCGACCGATTTCATTTCGGAACCACCCCCCCCGTGCCCGGGCTCATCGGTGCCAGTGGTGGTGCGGGTCGAGCGGCGTGCCATCGACGTTGCAGCCGATGATCCGACCGTGCTCTTCAATCTGCTTCGTGGAGTCGTGGCAGCGCTTGCAAAGCGCCTGCCAATTGCCCGTCTCCCAGAACAGGCGCTGATCGCCCTTGTGGGGGATGACGTGGTCGACCACGGTGGCCTTCCTGAGGCGTCCACCCTCGCTGCACTTGGCACACAAAGGGTGGCGGCGCAGGAAGGTCTCTCGGGCCTTCCGCCACCGACGGTCATAGCCGCGCTTGGCTGCTGTCCTGCGATCGTCGCCGGCTACCTCAGAGGTATTGCGGCTCGCCATCGCCCTCGTCGTCATTGCCCGCCAGTGCCTCCACCAGCGCCATGTTCGCTGCCACCAGCTGGGGCAGCAGTTCCGCCAGCCGCTCCAT